GTTTAAAATTGTTTTAAAGATTGGTAATCTTTATCTCAATTGCTTGCCCTTTACTCTAGTATCGGTATAGTCCTTCCTTCCTCTCAGATAGAACAAATTATGAAAACCAATAAAATTTCAAAGAAATATATTAATGGTTTTAAAATAAGTTCACTATCGAAAATAGGTAAAATCCAAGTATGTTTAAAATGAGTTTACTCTGAATTTTATTCAGAATCAACACATTTTAACCTAAATACTCATTTACTTCCTATATTAAATAAACTTGAGAGACGCATAGAAACTAGAGGTTTAAAGGACTCACTTTCTTGATGAAAGAATTTGAGAACAATTTACCTAAAGTATCTCTGTAATCCTTCAAGTTTATCTAAGGTTGAAAGGAAAATTATATCATTAAATTTCTCTAAAGTGGTGTGAGATAAGTTACAGTCTAGCCAAGCCTCAAATGATTTTAGATCACTGAGCCTATGACTAACTGTTCTATACTCTACACGATCCTTAACTACTAAAACTGAGATAGACATAAGAACGATTTCGGAACCCTTTAATAGTGAGTTTCTTACTACTAAAGTGTTACCCGATTTCAAGTTATATGCCCCTCTCTTTTGAGGTAGGTTAGGTCTTTATACGAAATTTAATAAGATTCCTGACCAGTTGAAATTCACAAACTTTCATATGTCTACTAAAAGCGGTCCTAACGGACATGCTCTAGGTAAATCTATGAAAGACTTATGATCTCTACCAGAGAAATTAATAGATTCTATTAAAATCTTGGCTGGAGAACGATTATCAGAACGTATGGACCATATTAAATCTAATGGATTATTCCAGGAAATTCCTGGAAAATTCCGAAAGATTGTGGCTATCTCAGATAAAGAATGTAAAACGAGGGAGATAGCTATCTTGGATTATTGATCCCAGACAGCCCTCCGTCCATTACACCTCTGAATCTTTGATCTCCTGAAGAAAATTCCTCAGGATTGTACGTTTGATCAGTCCTCTTTTAAAGAATTAACTAAATCGTGGGAAATATTTTATTCTATTGACTTGACAAAAGCTACTGATCGTTTTCCTAGATTAGTAACAATTGAAATGTTAAAGAATTTATTTCCAACCGATTATGTAAATGCTTGAGAGGACGTGATGGTCGGATATGAATTTCAGTCCATCGCTGGATCTGTAACTTATACCCGGGGACAACCGATGGGAGCTTATAGTTCTTGAGCTTCCTTTGCGTTATCCCATCATTTCGTCTTATTCGTATGTTGTTGTTTCCTATACAAGGATTGAAGAACCAGTAAATATTGTCTCCTAGGAGATGATATTATTATTGGGGATTCTGTACTTGCTAAGGAATACATACGAGTAATGGAATCTTTAGGTGTTGAGTGCTCACCTTTGAAAACTCATGTGTCTAAAACGACATTTGAGTTTGCAAAACGGTGAGTTCACTCACATACCGAGATTACCCACTTTCCAATAGATTGTGTTTTAGAAACTCATGGATCATACCATTTGTTTGTAAACACGCTTCTAGAAGAGAGGAAGAAAGGGTTTAATACTAAAGATAGTGTATCTGACTCATTAGAACGCTTCAACATATTAAAAGGTATGCCTTCTCGTTTAAGAAAAGGGATCCTCTTGAAAAGTCGAGCGTGCGAATTAGTCTCTCTAGCTTTTCGGAAAGAAATTACTTATTCTGATTGCCTTAACCAATTTTGGTTAACACATAAGAAACCCATGCCCTTCATTACTGAAGAGGTAGGGCGTAACTTCTTTTCTGAAATTGCTGTGAGATTATTTGCTAAATCTACTGATCCAGATACACCAGGTTCACTAGGATTCCTCGCGGAAAACCTAGTTCTTTTCCTTACTTCTTTGCCTTTGGATCCTATACAGTCTACTCTTAGTCACCCCATATTATATTGTTATGGAATGATTGAGGAGATGTCTGTAAAGTTGATGCGGAAAGCTCTGTATATAGATACTACCACTGATGAGGAATGACCAATACTTATGAGGGTATTGGCCCTTCCTATCAGTGATACTATCTTCACAGAGCGTAAACACAAAATCTCAGTGTTTGCCTCCGCTTCGGTTCCAAAGACTATATTAGGAACTGAGCAAGAATTAAGGTACTTGCTTGGGTTTACCTAATGTAGAAGGAGGATCCGGATTAACCATCCGGACGTCAAG